GTATTTGATTTTACTAATCTTTTGAACGATGTTGATAATAATCCTATCTCTATCGGAGAAGACATAGAATCATATATTGACGATCTAGTAAATAACAAGGTGGATCAAGTCGGTATACCCACAGGCTTTCCTGTTTATGACCAAGCTATTGGGGGAGGATTACGGAGAAGCACAGTCAATGTAATCGCCGCTAGACCAAAGACAGGCAAAACTCTCTTGTCTGACAATATGGGTTTTCATATAGCCAATAAGTTAAAAATACCGGTATTAAATATGGATACTGAAATGACAAAAGAAGACCATATTAATAGGGTTCTTGCTATGATGAGTGAAATAGAAATCAATAGTATTGAAACCGGTAAGTTCGCTTCTGTTCCTACTCAATCCATCAAAATTAAAGAAGCAGTACAAAGTCTAAAAGAGACAAGACTTTATTATAAATCTATTGCTGGTAAATCTTTTGAAGACCAAATTTCTATAATGAGAAGATGGCTACTTAAAGAGGTAGGACTAAATGAAGACGGTACAGCAAAGGACTGCGTAGTATTTTATGACTATCTAAAACTTATGGACACTCAAGGCATGAGTCAAGATATGAAAGAATATCAAGTTTTAGGCTTCATGATGACACAACTACATAATTTTGCGACTAAATATAAAATACCAATCGTGGCATTTGTGCAATTAAATAGAGACGGTATTACTAAAGAGTCTACTGATACTGCTAGTGGTTCCGATAGAATTATTTGGCTATGTAGTAATTTCAGTATCTTCAAAAGAAAGACCCCAGAAGAAATCGCTGAAGACGGTCCAACTAATGGTAATCGTAAATTGGTTCCTCTTATTAGCAGACACGGAGGAGGATTAGATGATAATGACTATATTAATTGTCATATGAAGGGTTGGTGTGCTAAGATTAGTGAAGGTCAAACTAGATTAGAATTGTTAAATAGTAATAAAAATGATAGCGATGGCTTTTTAGTGGAGGACGATAATGCTGATGGTCAAGAAATCCCCTTTGAATGATCAAGCAAAGCTAAAAGTGCTTTGTGACGATCTTTGTGATAACATCGAAGAACTACTAGCTTATTTTGATGTAGATTATAAAGATAATGGGAAGATGATGTCAATGTCGTGTCCTATACATGATGGAGATAATCCTGGTGCTGTAAACATTTATGTACAAGGAGATACTTATAGGGGTAATTGGAAATGTCGTACACATCAATGTGAAAAAGTATTCAAGGGATCTATTATAGGTTTCGTAAGAGGTTTACTTTCTAACAAAAAACATCAATGGTCAGAAGACGGGGATAAAGCCTGTTCATTCAAAGAGACGATAGATTTTATTACGAAATTTCTCAAGAAAGACCTTAAAGATATTAACATATCAAAGATAAGCAGGAACAAAAGCAGATTTACCAATGCTGTTGGGCATATTAATAATAATGTTAAGATCAATACAGCAAACTGTTTAACTAGGGATAAGATTCGTCCACTCTTGCAAATTCCAGCACAATATTATCTAGATAGAGGATTCACTAAAGAAATCATAGATAAATATGATGTGGGACTAGGCGCCAACCCTGCTAGAGAAATGCATAATAGGGTTGTTGTTCCTATTTACGATATGGATTATGAATATATGATAGGCTGTTCTGGCAGAAGCATATTTGAGAAATGCAAAGAATGTTCATGTTTTCATAGTCCAGATGAATCCTGTCCAGAAGATAACAAAAAATATCTTTATTCTAAATGGAAACATAGTGCAAATTTTAAGAGCCAAAATTGTTTATACAACTTCTGGTTCGCTAAAAAGCATATCCAGGAAACAGGTGTCGCTATTCTTGTAGAGAGTCCCGGTAATGTATGGAAGCTTGAAGAAAATAATATACACAATAGTGTCGCAGTCTTTGGAGCTAATTTAAGTGATAGACAAAAAATATTATTAGATGCATCTGGAGCGATGAATCTTATAATACTAATGGATAATGATGAGGCTGGCAAAAAAGCCTCAGTCAATATTGTAGACAAATGCAAAAATACTTATCGATTACATGTTCCATCTATTTCTAAATTAGATGTTGGCGAAATGACCAGTTCAGAAATAGATACTGAAATTAAAGAATTTATTAAAAGGGTACTATAATGATTATAGCTTTTGCTGGCAGAAAACAATCTGGTAAAACTAGCGCATGTGAATTTACAGCAAATGTTTATTCTCAAACTATACAAAAAAATTCTGCCATATATAATTTTGCTGATCCGTTAAAAAAAATGTGCATAGATATATTAGGCTTAACATATGAACAATGTTATGGTTCTGATGAAAGCAAGAACGAATATGTTAATTGTCTTTGGCCCGATAGCGGCAACGCCATGACAGCCAGAGAAGTTATGCAATATGTGGGTACTAATATATTTAGAAAAATGCAACACAATGTTTGGGCCGATGCAACTATTCGAAAAATACAAGATGAAAATCTGCCTTTGGCTTTAATAGCTGATTGTCGTTTTCCTAATGAGGTTGAAGCTGTTAAAAATGCGGGTGGTCTAGTAATTAAACTTAATAGAAATCTGTACAGCTCTACGCATGAAAGCGAGACAGCATTGGATGAAGATAGATATGACCAATCAAATTTTGATTTTGTAATAGATAATAAAGATCTAAAAATTGGAGCAAAAAATGAATTAATATATAGCTTCCTTAAAGTCAAGAGGGTATTACCATTATAGTAACATATATAAGAAGCAGTTCATATGGCACTCATAACATGTGTCCTATGCAATACTTCATTGAATATAATTTAGGTCATAGATCCCCGTCAAATAAAAAAGCAGACAAGGGGACTATATGCCACAAAGTATTTGAGATATTGGCCTTCATAAAATTAAATCAACAACAAAATAATCGTTATTTTGAAGACGATATTATAGGGCCTGTTGATATTACTAACTATAATCTTAATACTATTATTGAACAAGTTTACAATTTTTATACTTCTCAGTTTACTCATCACGAATGGACAGCGAGAGATTTTAAAGATTGTGATAAATGGGTTTATAAAGCATTAGAATATGGCGATGGAATGTTTGATCCACGCAACAAGCAGATTGTACAGCCTGAACAACACTTTGATATAGAAATAAAAAAAGATTGGGCCAAGTACGACTATCATGCTAAAGAGGGTCATCTCCAAGGTAATCTTGCAATTAAAGGTACAATAGATTTAATTACTAAAGTTAATGATGATACATATGAAATTATTGATTGGAAAACAGGCCGTAGATTAGACTGGGCGACAGGTCAAGAAAAAACTTTAGAAAAACTACACAAAGATCCTCAGTTAATGTTGTACTATTATGCTATACATAAATTATATCCAGATATTAAACATGTCATAGTATCTATCAACTTTATTAATGATGGAGGCATGTACTCTGTATGTTTTGATCAAAGCCATATTTATCAAGTAGAAATGATGCTTCGTAAGAAATTTGAAGACATTAAAAACACAACAGATCCCAAGCTGAATAAAAGCTGGAAATGTACAAAATTATGCCACTTTGGTAAGAACACTTTTGAGGGCACAGATTATTTGCCTAGCGTGGAATATAGAGAGAACCAAATAACTACCCTTGGACAAAACATGACTATATGTGAACAGATAAAACACGAAATAGCGATCAAAGGAATGGATAATGTGATTGACGAATACCAGCGTCCCGGTTATAATATTGGACAGTACAAGGCTCCTGGTAGCGCAGAATAGGAACGATGAAAAAATATACACCCTTGCATGTACACAGTATGTACAGTCTTTTGGATGGCCTCAGTAAACCAGCGCAAATTGCTGATAGATGTGAAGAAATAGGCGCAAAATCTTGCGCCCTCACTGATCACGGCAATATTGCTGGTGCTATTAAATTTTATACACAAATGAAAAGCAGGGGCATAAAACCAATACTTGGATGCGAACTTTATATTTGCGATCAAGACGCCTCTTTGCAGTCTAAGGAAAACAGAAGACTATCCCATTTGTTAGTGCTTGCTAAAAACTATGATGGCTGGCAAAGTCTGATTAAGATAGTATCTGAATCAAACAAGCCGGAACATTATTATCATAAACCGAGATTAGATCTTAATCGTTTAGGAGAAATGCTAAATGGTAATCTAATAGGTATATGTGGACATTTGGGATCGACACTAGCAAATAAGCTTGTAGAAAATGATACCATAGTATCTGATTGGAAAAATATCGGAACAGAATATGTTGGTCGTTTCAAAGACATATTTGGTAAAGATAATTTCTTCCTTGAAGCACAGCTTATGGATAAGGATAATCTTGAGATCCAGTCCAGCCTCACAGACTGCATAAGAGAATTATCTAAAATTACTCATACAAAAACTGTTTGCACACCTGATGCACACTATTGTAAAAAAGAGGATGCTGTTGATCAAAGAGTTCTACTGTGTAATAATCTTAAGACCACTTTTCCAGAGATTAATCGTAAGCTTAATAATAACGAAGATATAGGTCTTGGTGCGTTCTTCTCTTCAGATAATTTTCATATATTATCACAAGAAGAAATTAATGCCTTACATACCGAAGAAGAAATAGATAATACTAATCTAGTTGATAGTATGTGCGAAGAATACAATATTCTTAGCAAACCAAACCTACCTCCATTTGCATGTCCAGACGGATATGATGATGCAGAATACCTAAGACAGCTTTGTAGGAATGGATGGAGAGACAAAATCGCCAACCATGTGCCAGAAAGCGAACATCAAGTTTATGTAGATAGAATCAAATATGAACTGAACGTTCTTCAAGGAGCAGACCTATCCAGTTATTTTCTTATCGTGCAGGATATCGTTAATCATGTTAGGAACAATAATTGGCTACCCGGTCCCGGTAGAGGAAGTGCCGCTGGGTGTTTGGTTTCTTATCTAATTGGTATTACCAATATTGATCCTATAAAATACAATCTAATGTTTGATCGATTTTATAATGCTGGTAGAAATACTGCTGATCATATATCTATGCCTGATATTGACGTTGATGTTCCTATTAATAAACGAGAAGATATTATTAAATATATCAAGGACAAATATGGTCATGATAAAGTTTCTCAAATGATTACCTTTAATACTATTAAGGGCAGAGGGGCCTTAAAAGATGTATTGAGAGTATATGGTAATATTACTTTTGATGAGATGAATAATATTACAAAGAATATACCAGATGAAGCCAAAATTGCTGACGAACTGCAAATCATGAAAGATGAAACTGGTGAAGCCTCCATTATCAGATGGGCCTTAGAGAATAATGGAGATAGATTAAAGGAGTGGTGTTCTCTGGATAAGAAGGGCGAATTGCAAGGCCCACTTGCCAAAAGATTCGAACAATCTATAAGATTAGAGGGCGTTAAGTCCAATCAGTCAAAACATGCCGCAGGAATTGCTATTAGCTCACAGCCACTTAGTAGTATATGCCCTATGGTTTATGACTCAAGAAACAAACAAATGATCGCTGGCATGGAAATGCAAGATTTGGAATCTATAGGGATTATTAAGTTTGATATATTGGGAGTGGCTATGTTGGACAAAATCATGACTATTCAAGACATATTAAAACAAGGAGAATAATAATGAGATTTGTAGATATTGCTGTAGGAACAGCATTTAAGTATGAAGGCAAAGAATATATCAAAACAAAGGATGAGCGTATTAGTTGCTGTAAACTATTTAATGCAGTTACTAATGACCCGTCAAAGACTAAGAGTTTTGTTGTTCCAGCCCATGAGGTAGAAGTTCTAGAAAAATGATCAACTATAATAAAATTTGCGTTTTTGACTTTGAGACAGACGGCACCAATCCTGAGCTTTGCAGCCCGGTTCAATTAGCTGCTGTCATGATAGATCCAATTAAATTGGAAGTTATTCCTAATTCTGAGTTCAATATTAATTTTAAACCAGAAACTATTGAAAAAGATCCAGATTACGAATACACGACTGATGTAGTAGACTTTCATGCAAAAGTTGCAGGATGCTCTAAGGCAGATATAATGGATAGATGGAGACAATATCCCAACCAAAGCCAGTCTTGGAAAATGTTTGTTGATTACTTATCTAAATATCATAGTAGATCATCAAGGAAAAGTCAGTTCTCAGCACCTATTGCTGCAGGGTACAATATCTATAGATTTGATTTGCCTATCATTAATAGACTGAGTCAAAAATATGGAAACACTAATAAAGAAGGAAAGACCGATCTTTTTTATCCTAGAGATGTAATTGATATACTTAATTTAGTATTCTATTGGTTTGAACAAAACAGCGACCTTAAAAGTTATACCCTAGACTCTTTGCGAGACTATTTAGGCATATCTAAAGAAGGGGCGCATGATGCTATAAAAGATATCAGAGACAGTGCAGAAATCATGATCCGTTTTATGAAACTACACAGGAAACTATCTGCTAATATTAAGTTTAAGGATTCTTTTAAATGAAGCATTTTGAATATTCTTGCGGTTGTAAATTTGGTGTTTTGGATAATGATCAGTTAAAAATTGATTTCGATCCTATCAATCACCCTATAAATTTTGACTGTAAAAAAACTTGGCACTTAATATCTGACGGCAATACCAAAGGATGTTTTCAGCTAGAGTCTAGGCTAGGCAAGTCTATGGCTAAAAAACTAAAGCCAGAAAATATCGAACAACTATCGGCACTTATCAGCATTTTGAGACCAGGATGCCTTGAGGCTTTCCGTGATGGTAAAAGCGTTAGTAACCATTATATAGACAAAAAGAATGGTGAAGAATCAGTTGACTATTATCATCCAGCCCTAGAAAATGTTTTAAGTACAACATTCGGTGAAATGATTTATCAAGAACAGGCTATGGAAATTGCTAAACAAATAGCCGGTTTTGATTTGCAGGAAGCAGATAATTTAAGAAAAGCTATTGGCAAGAAAAAGCCAGAAGAAATGGCAAAACTTAAAAAGAAATTTATAAAAGGGTCTAAAAAGCTAAAAATTGTTACTGATGCTGAAGCGGAAGAAATTTTTGGCTGGATTGAAAAATCTCAAAGATACTCATTCAATAAAAGCCATGCTGTTTCATATGCTGTCAATGCTTACCTTTCTGCATTTGCAAAAGCTCATTTTCCAAGAATATTTTTTGCCTCCTACTTAAGATTTGCCAAGGATAAAATAGATCCTAAGCTAGAAATCAAAGCACTAGTTCAAAATGCAGCCGAAATGGATATTGAAATATCTGTACCGGATTTAAGAAATTTGAACGAATTGTTTATTATGAAAA